TTTCCTTCCTCACGTAGTTCAGCAACTTTTTCCCAAACTTTTTGAGCTTCTTCTTTTAAACTATTTTCCACTACCTCGATTACTTGTTCACCACCATTATCGGTAATAGTTTCAACAATAACCTCTTCTTTTGCCTCTGGTCTGATATAATCAACCAAAGATTTGATAAAACCTAGAGCAACAAGAGGTAACACAGCTCCACTTATAAAGGATACAATTCTTTTTTGTTGCACAGGATCCTCATCGATAAGACCGAATAATTCAATCCAACCTTCAAACCCTTTAAGATTAACAAAAGCATAGTAGGTATTACCCATAGCTTGCATTAAAGTTAATAAAATAAATAAGGCCCATACGATACCCTTATTCATCTTCTTTAACGCGATTATCGAGGCTAACGAAGCAGCCGCACCAACCTCAAAAGCGATGGCCAAAGTAACGGCCAACCATTTTGGGTTAGATAATTCGAAGAAGTCAATAACGTGAATAGTTGATATTATCGATACCATCACATAAAGTGTTACAAAGGTACCGATAATAAAATTTTTCGTTAATTTATTTTCTTTTTGCATTAATTCAAGATTGTTTTAAACATATTTCTAGCTTCGTTGATTTCTTCAAAGACCTCATCTAAAGAATCTTCTTTTTTACCCAAAGGTGCTTTTAATAATTTAGCAACCTCACCTGGTGTAACCAAATCTCCGTGGATAGCCTGTTCTTCAGCCTCATCCATCACTATGTGTTTGTTGATGTTTTTAATAATAATATTCGCCGTTGTTGTGATAACATCTAGGTTACCAATTATACTGTCTTTAGTACCTTTCCAAAGAGCGATATAGTTAACAGCATACTTTAACCCTGGTACGTCAAATGATTTTAGAACAACATATGCAACCGATTCGGCTTGTAATTCTAATATCTCCGAAAAATTTCTACCAACATAGGCATCCATTATGTGTTTTGTTTTTTCACCCATAGTTGCTTCAGAACCACCAGCTTTTTCAGCTTCAGCTTTTGTCTTAAGATATGTTTGGTGCATTAATTCGTGAGCAAATTCGTGTACGGCTGTAGAAGCTTTACCAATACCAGCAGCATCGCTAGAAACTCTGACTTTACCACCAGCTGAATAACCTTTTTCACCACCTTTAGCATCCTCAACAGCGAAGTCAATACCAAAGTCTTCATAAACCTTAACCATTGCGTCAAAGATTTTATCCGCAACTTCATTTTCTTCAGTGCTGAACCAGTCTAATTTTGGTTTCTCCATAGAAGAAGCACCCTCTCCTTTGTCGTCAACAACCTCACTTATATCATAAACAGGGTATAACACAAAAGGCATCATTGGGATTGGGTCATTGATCATCTTCTCCATTTTCTTTTCCATTTCTGGAGAAAGTTTACCACCTTTACCGAATTTCTTCATGAAATCCTCTTTTCTCTGTTTTTTAACACCCGCGGTTGGTGGTTTAAGTGTTGGTCTCCAGATAATAATCTGTTGCGCATCTTCTTTAGGTGTATAACCTAATTTAGACCATCCAGATTTTGAGTTAACTCTTGTTGCGTCTCTTTTTTGGATGTAAATCAAAATTTGGTTATTAAATGAATAACCAGGGAATTGTGCAATCCAGTCAAAATATTCTTTAATCTTACCAGTTAAAGCAACACTATCAACCTCATCGGCTAATTCGTTAATAAACCCTTCAATTTTCTTTACAAGGTCATCTTTTGTTACATCGGTCTCGGGTGAAATAGGTGCCGCTTTAACAGCATCTTTAACATCCTCAAGTTTTTGGATGAACTCGTTTGCTTCATTTGAACCACCTAACGATTTATTAGCCTCGGCAACAGCTTTTTTAGCTATTTCAATAACAGTTTCAATCGGTTTAAACTTATCGTTTATCCACCATTGTTTGTTATTGTTATCCCACATAAAGCCATTTCTTTTCAGAATATCTTTAGCGGCGATCACCTCTTTAGTAGCTAAATTAGGATCTTCAAGATCAGACACAACAATAACTCTGTTTGCTCCGAACTGATCTTTAACGACTTTAGCCAAAGTTAAAGCCTCATTGACTGTAGGTTTTTCATGTTTAAATGTTAGCATTTTGTTTTACTTGTTTTTCAATCTGGCTAGACTATCCGTAAGAATAGTTCTATTTTTTATAATAACTGACTGCTGGAAATCCATCATCTGTTCACTGCGATTTAATTTAAAAATCTCATCGTTAATGTCGTTATAAACACTAACACCGTATTCCCACTCAATAGTCTTTTTCTGTTCTGGGCTCATGATTAAACCATTTAATGAATCGATACTCGCTTCAAGTTTAACCTTATCCTTTTCTAATCGACTGATTTTGCTGTTTTTACTGCAACCACGGATTGACATTATTAAAAATAATGCAACAAAAGCGATAAGCCCGTGCTTACTAAAAAAGTCTTTTATCTTTTTCATACTTATAAATATTTAGTTTTTAATAAAAATTACAATAAATCAAAAATACCACCTGAATAAAACCTTAATTTTTTGATGGCTTTTTCTTTAATTTGTCTAACGCGTTCCTTAGTCAACCCAAGATCTTCAGATATCTCTTGTAAGGTGCACTCGTCACCGTCTAAACCAAAGTATCTAGTAACAACCAACTTTTCTGTCTCAGTTAATTGTTTTAAAACCTGTGCTAAGGCTCTGCTTAGGTTAATTTTATCATTATCATAAGCATCATCTGGTCTTATTGAAGATGCGTCCTCGATAATGTCGTACAATGATAAGCCATCTTCATCATAACGATCGTCAAGTCTCTCAACTGATGGTAAACTAGAAAAAGCTGTTAAATTTTCGGCGTGAGTTTGCTCATTAAAATTCTTTTGGGCTTCTTTTTTAGCTTTACGGACATCATTAATAACATTGATTGGTAATCTAATCATCCTTGAGTTATCATGCAATGACTGTATAATTGATTGTTTTATCCACCAAACAGCGTATGACAAAAACCTAACCTCGTCCTGTTCATAATTGAAGCGTTCGGCCGCTTTAAGTAATCCGAAATTACCTTCAGAGATTAAATCTTCAATTGTTAAACCTTGGTTCTGGTATTGTTTAGCGACAGTAATGACGTACCTAAGATTTGCGTAGATTAATTTCTCTTTCGCGCTTTTATCCCCCGATCTAATTTGCTTTAGCAAAAGACTCTCCTCTAATCTAGAAAGAGGTTCATGTTTTCTTACGTCATGTAAGTAGTTAGCGATTTCTCGCTGGTCAATCCAATGGGATGTGTCAATTTTCTGTGTCATTATCTGTCTTGTATTTTTTTAAAATTATTTTTTCCTCTTCTGTTAAACTGTCATAACCGTATTCGATTATTTTATCTAGAATCGGATCAATAAGATCCATGTTAATCTTCATCTCACCCTTATCTTTTTCATCATTAGCCTGTTTAATCTCCTCATTTAACATCGCTATATACTGTTCCCTTGCTTGAGCCACTAAATCTACGAAATATTGTATTTTATTCAAGACTATTTCGTTGTGTTTTTTAGGGCCCTCAAGGTACAAATGTTTATAATAAGCATCTGTAACGTGCTTAGTATAACGCTCTTTGGTTATGTCAAACAAAAAGAACGATTCGGTGTACTCGGAATACATTTTCTTGAAGAATTTATCCAAGTACTTTATTTTTTCTTTTGAGTGAAAAATTAAAATAATAGAGGCTGGTCCAAATATCCACTTCAACTGGTGATCATTATCCAATATCGGCTTCAAACCATGTTTAAAATTGTCGGGATATTTACCAACAAAAAACATGATATACTTTCTCGATTTTTTAGCGAAAATCTTATTAAAAAATAAGAATATTTCATATCTTATCTTAAAAACTATCCAGTCAATTAGTTTATTCATTTATATCTACCACTTTTGAAATGTTATCGGTTTTTTCAACTCTTACAATATTATCAGCCCAATCCTGAACATAAGGGTTATGGCTTATGACCCAGATATGCTCGAACAAAGACTTCAATTTTTCAAAGAAAGTACCAAGTCTGTCTAAGTTATCGTTTGACACTTTACCAGTAACCTCATCGAAAATAATGATGTTGGGTTTTGGTAATGAACAAACTTTACTTAAAACACATCTTAAAGCCAACGAACTAACGGTTTTTTCGTAACCAGATCCAGAAGCCAATGGTTTTTCAATACCACTCTCACAGTCAATCATCCAGAACTCAATCTCGCTTTTCTCGTTCATTCTCATAACCAAATCAAAATCACAAGTATCGGATAGAAGTATTTTTAAGTGGCTATTAATCAAAGGGATCATTGTACCCAAAACCATCTTAGAAATACCATTCTTACCGTAAACATCTAAGTAGGTCTTAAATATTTTATCAACAACCTCTTCTCGTTTTAATTCGGTGATTAGGTTATTGTAGTCAGTAATTTTTGTCTCAGACAACTCAATATCCTTTTTAAGGCCGTTTATTTGTAACATTAAACCATCCTTCTCATTCGTCTCGTTTTCGGTCTTAAACTTAAGTTTTTGTAGGTCTGTGTCGATAACTTTATTAGTTTCCAACGCCTCTTTAGCTAAATAGTACTGCTTAAGTTTTTCCTCGCCTCGCTCCAAGCTACCGTTAAAATTAACAAGCTCCATTTTTTTGTTTTCCAAAAGTAATTCGGCTTTGTTGTACTGATCCCATAAATCCTTCAACTTCTCATAAGTTGCGATTGTACTGGTTAACTCATCGATAGTCTTACCAACTTTTTTATGTTCAGCAGTTTTGGTTTTCAGTTTCTTCTCGTTATCAGCGATTTCTTTTTTGTGGTCAACACCCTCTAACGGTCTTTTACAAGACTGGCATATTTCACCATCTTTAAGATTAGAAATTGTTTTTTCTATCTGAGTTATCTCAAGTTTAAGTTCGATTTCTTTATCTTTAGCGTCTCTAAGAGCGGTAACCTTTGTTGAATAGGTGTCAACATCAAACTGATCTTTAGGTGTTGGATTTTCCTTTTTTAACTCCTCGATTTCAGTTTTCTTGCTCTCGATCATCAACTTAACTTTATCGATACCCGACTGTATAACCTGTTCATCCAATTTATACATTTCGGTATCAATGTTATTAATACGAATACCATTTAAACGGTCACGCTCCGCATCAAATTCTTTTAACAAATCTAATTTACCTTTTAGTGTGATATCAAGGGATTTGATAAACTCTTGGTTATCCTTAATTTTGGTTTGCTCGACCTCAATTCTGGATAAAATATCCTGACTGTTATTGTGGTACAGTTTAGACGTTTCTTTCCACTCTTGATGTTTCTTTTTAGCGATTTTCTCTTTTTCTCTAAAAAACTCCAACCCGATGAACTTGGTTAAAATTCTACCTCTTTCAGTCGGCTTTGTTTTGATCAAGTCGTCCAGGTTATCACCAGTAGTTAAAATTGTGATTAAAAAATCATCGTAAGAACCCACATAGGTTTTAATCAGATCGTCAGTGAATTTTCTTTGTTCGCCGTTAAGTTGTTTAACACCACCCTTGGGTAATACTTGGTAAAAATCTAACTCGCTTTTACATGTGTAATCACCGTTTCTACCTTGTTTTCTGGTGATACTTCTTTTAATTACATATGAATCACCTTCAATCTCAACCATACCGCGTACAACAACGGCATCCTCACCACTAAATCGGTTAAAGACTTCTTCCATTTTGTCGGTTTTTGATGTGACACCAAAAAACAAGAACAATAATAAGTCAACAGTCATGGTTGTCTTACCACCAAAATTAGGTGGGTTGGAAACAACTGATGTTATACCCAATTTGTCTGTGAAATCGATACGGTTTCGCTCACCAAAAGAAAGAAAGTTTGAGAACTCGATTTGTTTGATCTTAAACTTCTTATATCTGTTTGTTTGATCTTTGTAATCTTCAAGCTCAACGTTAACTGAACTATCCAATTTCATCAAATACTCAACAGGTACATCGATTTTATTATCACTCAAATAAGTTTGAATAAGTTGTTTTTGGTAGTTTTCATCAAGTACAACTTCCGATGCATCGGCCGTGCCTTCCGCAACCACATCACTACTTTTTGATGTGATCGGTTTAAAGATTACCTTAACCTTAGTGGTTTTGTATTTATTTTGAAAATACTTTTCGATTTGTTTTTCTCTATGCGTTGAATGGTTATCCAACGTGTCTTCCCAAATAACCTTAATCTGGTTATTGCTATCGTACAAATCAGCGTCTTTTATTTTAGATTGTGTCATATACATCGTAATTATCGTCCTTTTTACCTCGCAAAGTTACGTATTTTTTTTCGGTTTTCCCAATTTCTTCTTTTATTTTATAAACAGGTTCTTTAGGTTGTTCATTAACAGGTTCTTCCTCAATAACAACCTCAGGTTCTGGTGTGATTTCCTCTTCTTTAGGTTGTTCTTTTTTCTTTCTACCACCCTTTTTCTTAACCACAACCTCAGGTTCCACTACCACCTCTTCTTTAACTTCAACGACTGGTTCTGGCTCTGGTTCTGGAGTGTTTTTAACATGTACGATCTCGTCCTCACTTTTATTAAAGAAAAATGCGAATGAATCACCATACTTTTTCATATCAAAACCCTTTTTAAGGGTTTCGTTTATGAATTTGTTAGCGTCAGCTATTTCATTAAGCTCACAGAACGCCATTATTTCATCGTATAATGATTTTTCTATGTCTACCTTAACCATTTACCAAAAGTTCGTTATTCTCCTCTATATCGCTTATATCGGTTATTTTAAAGGTCAGGTATTTAACTGGGTTTTCAATATCATGAAATTCATATGATAATAACTTATCATTATTAATCTTCACAATGTTGAAACCGTGTTGGCTAACCGTCTCACCAAAATTTTGTTGGATTAGCGACCCGACCATAATGACTGGTTTTGTATCATCGACCATAAAAACCTGTCTTTTATGTATATCACCACAAAGAACCATGTCACAATGTCTGAATTTATTCATATCAGCACCGTGCGTGAATTTAAAACCTTGCTCATTTACAGCCCCAACAATCGTACCGTGGTACAATCCAACGTAAATCCCGCCAAAAGGTCGCATTTCTAATTGTTCTGGTGGCATATGGTTGTCAAAAATACTAAAGACCGACCACACAACATTCTCATCTTGATATAGACCAGATTTTGTGTAATAAATGATGTTATCTACGTCAAGAGCTTTGATGATTGGTGTTAAAGCATCCATGCGTTCTTTATTCTGCTCAACAATATCGTGATTACCTGGAATAATAACTACTTTACCCGTAACTTTTGAACATTGATTTAAAAACCAGGAAACCTCATTAACCAACTCTGGACTAATCTGGTTTCTTGAATGTACGATGTCCCCAGCAATAACAATTCGTTCTGGTTTCATTTTTCTCATCTGGTCTAGGAAGTTCTCACATATTGCCCTAAACTCGTTGTGTCTTTGGATATTCCTAAAATGAATATCCGCTATGTGCGCGATTGTTTCTATCATAGTACAATTCTTTTTAATTTATAATGTTCAATAAGCATTTCAGCTTCTTTTTTCATGTAACCGATTGGGATTAGCTTAAATATTTGGATATTTTTATCCCAATAAAATAAGCCACCACGGTTAAACTTTTTACCTGTTTCTCTTTCGTACATAACACCGTAAACAGACAACTGGATTGTGTAGTCATTATACTGACAGTGTGCTAAGTGGTTCAATGGGAAATGAAGAAACTCACCGTATTTGTTTTCGTACTCAAATCTTTTGTTTGTTTTAAAATCCCAAACATTAAAGAACATACCATCAGGTAAATCTTCAATAATATCTGAAGTACCAGCAACACCATCTTCATCATTAAATTCGATTGACATGATGTGTTCTGGTTTAAGATATGGGCTATCTATAAGGGATAAACCCTCTTCGTAGCAAACATCCCTAAAAGCTCCGATTACAATTTTTTCAAACTCATCTCTTGGTGAGTACATTCTGTTGGGTGCCAATAGAAATCTTTCCAAAATCTCGTGTAATGCTGTCCCGTACTCATTAGCCATACGGTTAATCTCTCTCCACTCAGCGATAATTTCTTCTTTATCTACCCCTTTTCTTTTTGCGATTCTTTCTGCGTGGAAATCTTCGTCAAATTTCTCTTTGTACTGCCCCAATACAGTTGTAACCGATGTATATTTAACGGTTGGCTTAGCACTATTGTGATAAGTGTGGGTTGCGTGATCTAGTGTTATCATTCTTTAAGTCTCTTACTCGTTTGTAATAATTTTTTTAAATTTTCTGGCCCGTATTTCTCATAGTATAATGAGATATCAACACCTTTTGGTAATTTAGTCACCAAAACTTTTTTATATAACTTACCACCATCTAACTTTTGGTAGATCTTAACAGTATCATCCCAAGCATCTGGATCGAGTGCAATAATAATATAATTTTTTGATTTAAAATATAAATCAGTGAATAATTTATCTGAAACTTTTTTACCTAACAATGGTATGCTATTAGGTACAACAATATGATCAAAAGCACCCTCAACCAAGAAAATCGGTTTTTCCCAATCTATTAACCTTTCATTAAAGATTATTAGTTGTTTTTCAACCGATGGGTTAAGGTACTTAAATTTGTTTGTTTTTGGGCTAATTGATCTGGTTACAAAAAAGTTTAACTTGTTTTCTAAATCATATGATGGGATAACAACCCTATGTTGGAATTTACCCGTTAGGCAATAACCAATCTCAAATTTCTTAATGTGCTGATCTGTTATACCTCTCGAATACAAGTAAGCAAATGCCGCGTTGAATACTGGGTTACCTAATTTACCATCAAGTTTTACATATTCTTCTGGCAACTTTAAGTCTTCCTTCTTTTCCTCAACGGTTTTAAATTCGTTGAATTTAAATCTAAGTTTATAAAATTCGCTTAGAGTTTTTTTATCCGAATAGTTTTTAACTAAATTTGATAATCGACCTTTTGTGTTATCGGTTTCACCGCATGCCCAACAATGGTATATACCATCTTTATAAGAAATCTCAAGATTACCCTTATGGTCATACTCAATACCTTTCATGGCAGAGCAATTAGGGCAGTCAAAACTAATCTGCCTAGCCCTTCTGTTATGCTTTCTAGGGTCGCCCAGGAAAGACTCTAACAAAAGAACCAGCTTCTCAACTTCTAACTCCTTATTAATGATATCCATAATTCCCACAAATGTAAGGAATTATTTCTAAACAAACAAATTTTATTGAAAAATTTCTTTTTGGTGAGCAAACGCTAACATAACTGTATAAGCATCGGACATATCAAAGTTCTCTTTTTTGAGTTGTCCTTTCTTGTCTAATAACCAGTTAATTTCGGGTTCTCTCTTGGAAACCAAATCCCACACAATTTTTTTCTTATCAACGTCTTTAGGTAGTCCACCGAATAAAACTAATTTACCCGATGAATTTGCTTGCATAAGTGATGGGAAAGCGTTTTTTCTAGCTTCGTAAGTTGAGACATACTCTGGTACAACGCCAAGCACATCATAACAAATTTTGGTAACCATCCCATTGAAACGTAACAACGTACCAACGGTGTTAACATTGTTTGATCTGAGTAATGGTTCCTCGATCACAACATATTTAATACCAAGATTTTTGTATTTTTGGATAAAGTCAAAAAACAGATCGGCTTTTTTTACGAGCTCTTCTGTTTTTGTCTTTGGTTCAGGTTTAGCTTTTGGAGAAATATGTGTTAACTCCAAAAGCTCACCTTTATTGTTGAATAATGAAATTCCGATTGTTTTAGTTGAAACATCTAGTCCAAGTAAGTAAAATTCTTCTTGTATCTCTTGCATATATTTTAAATTATAATCTTATTTTCACGTTGAATGAAACCACATCATACCAATATTTTTTAATTGGTTGGGTTGGTTTACATATAGCCAATAAATTACCTTGGGCATCGTGAATACCCAATTGAGTAATTATTACTGGATATAGATCACCGTTAGTTGATTTAAATGACGCGTAGTCTTCTGTTTGCACAACACCTTGTAATTCTTTCGCTGTATCATTTGATGATTTAAAGAACTCATCTGAAGATGCTAAACAAACGATATTCAATGATTTTTCGGTGTTATAACTATTGTATGTTAACTCAGATGTTTCAGCACCAGTATAGATAAATTGAGTGCTATCCCAAAGTACATCAGAACCATCTTTAGTCACAATTAATTGTTCAGTATCACCAGAATCTGTTGTTCTAACATCACCTCTGGTATCACCAACATTACCGTTGATCAAATCATAGTTTTTAAGAACGTTTGTTGTTCCAGCTGTTACGATATCACCATCAAAAATTGCTTTAAAATATGAGTCAACAATTAATGGGTGTGTTATAACAATAAATCCTTTATCAAGATAAGCGACACCAACACATTTATCATTTTTGTAATTATAGGTTGGTTTTTCTTGCGCTGAAGTAGAGAAAACTTTTGTACCGTTAAGTACTTCAGTATAACCATCACCCCAGTTATTAAAGTTCGCTGAAGGGGTCGCAATATCATCACAGAATAACAAAACAACGTTACTTTCATAGGTTGTTTCAGTTACGTTAGCTAAATCTGGTCTAACACCTAAAGTGGATAAACTAATGTTAGGTTCTGATAATTTTTTATCTAAATTGTTATTAATACCCGCCTCGTTGTAGGTACCATATAAATCAATTGTTGTCTCCGAACCAACATAGGTCATAACACCTAATCTTAATTCATCTGGATCAGTTGATGGTGTACCAACATAATAAGGTATTGTTAATTTAACGGTTTTACCGTCAATAATTTCACCGTATTTATTATTTGGTACCTCAAAAATCAAATACATGTCATTTGGTACTGGGACGTTCCAAGGTTTATTTACCTCAAACTCGTTTGAACCAATTGTTTGTATCACAGTATTGTAATACTCACCTGTGTACCCTGTTGTTGGGTGAACCAATAACGCGTCAGTTGTACCAGTATATGATGAAGTTATTGCTGTCCATTTATAATTAATACCATTTTTTCTAACGGCAACCGCATCATTTGTACCAGCAACACTTAAAACACCATATTCAGATCTAGAATATTTTTTATATTCCTCATCAGTCACAGGTAAATTAAGTGACTTCAATAGATTAGCGAATATTGTGTTATTGTCTTGTCTACCAACAAAGAAACCTGGTAATATATCGGTTGTGTTTAAAGTTGTACCCGTGAAATTGTGGTTCAAAGCTTGGTAACCATTTGATAAATCGAAAGGTATCGTTTCATTAACAACGACAACGCTTTCAACAGGTTTTAATATGTTGTAATTCGCTGGGTTGTAATCAAACTCAATATAACCACGGCAAGTACCGCCATATTGTGGCTGAGAAAACTCAACATCATTATAGGCAATTGTGTATAGGTAACTATAACCACCGTTTGCGGCAATTGCTGTAGCGTTTGACGACAAATCTGGTGCCGCTTGGAATCTACCTAATACGGTGTTTGTTGATAAACTTGTTAATTTTGTATTTAAACCAGTACTAGCAGAAACTTCTGTGTGTGTTATCACAACTGTTTGATCTAAAGCTGGTACATATTTTGGTTTTTCTAATAAATAAAATTCGGCTACACCATCTGTTCCCGTTGAAATGGTTCTACCGAAATATGGAATTCTAACTTTTAATATTGCGCTCATTATGTTATTTTCTTAAGATTTGGCCTTTTATTGTAATGTTTTTTGATATTGCATAAACATTATCGTTGTAATCGCCAGTAATATCTGTAACAATCTGGTCAACAGTTGATAACGCATTATAGTTGCCATCCTCATCGGATATTGAAAATTGTGCAGGTATAAAACCTTGCTCCAAAAGTCTTCTTCTACCTAACTCAGTTAGATAGACTTTAATTTCATCGGTGCTTCCGCTTTGTGGTACGAACCCCATATTGTTTCTTTATTTAAAAATATTAATTTTATTCTATAAGTCAAGTCATTATTTTCTTATAATAAATATAACCTAATTTAGATTTTTTACGTATTTACCAAAATTGTTGAGATAACCAAATCTTCATTTATTATTTTGGTAAGTTCTTTATCAGCATATGCCTCTAGATTAAAGGTAAAGTCAACTATACCAACTCTTTTAAGTGGACTATTAGTCGTCTTACCATAATAGTGTTTATTTAAAACACCCAAGTTTTGCACCTCATAAAAGGCTGAAAAACTTAATTTGGTTAAGGGTATAATCGATTTATTTGAACCAATAGTCCCTAAATCAGTGACGATTGTCAATTTACCTGTGATAAAACCGTTAATACTAACGGTATACTCCTGATAGTATTTTGTTTCGGTCTCATATGTGTTTGTTAATAAAACCTTTATAAAGTTTAACCTACCCTTTAATTCAGAATCTCTTGTTCTAGCCCTAACAAAGGTGATGTTATTAAAATATATTGGTTTGGTGTTTGTGTTTAGTATGTTAAAAACACCGTCTTTTTCGGTTGTTTGAAATTTATCAGTTGTGACGCTAACACTAACAGCTGGTGTATTAACGTAAAAATTTATTTTAGGTATTACAAAACTAAAAAAGGGCATTGTTTTAACAACTTTTTTACCGTAAGATTCGATTCCAGATGGCATATATTAAAAATATTAATAACTTATTTTATTAGGCTGGTGACAAGGACACAGGTACACTTAAATCAACAAAAACGTCAATTGGTTCATATGTTATTATCGTTTTAGATACAGTGCCGTTGTAATCAACCATTATTTTAAAATCTTTATTACCTGTGCATATGTTAGCGTTAAACTCAGCCTCAGATGTTGCGTCCAACTGAGCGGTCACCCTAAACAATGGTCCCGTCATAGCATTAAATGGTGATATTTCTGTTGGGTCAAACCCATTATCGATTATTTGATAATCAACGTTTTCTGTATAACCAGGGCCTATCGCCCCCCATTCTGGTTTTTGAAACGCGCTTCTACGCGCTGACGCTGGGCCAGTTAAAGACACACCCGAATATTGACCATAAGTAGTTTGGCCGCTATCACCTTGGTAAAAAAAGTAACTAAACGTATCATTAGTATTATTTATAATATCGTACAGCTTGGGTCTGGGGTAGAAAGAGGCGCTTATATTATCAGTATCTAATTCAACGTTAGAGTTGTATATGGAATAACCTGTTGTTGATAACGGAACATACCCAGCGTCAACTGGATTACTTGTTGTACCACTATATGTGGCACTTTTATAGTCATAAACCCTTAAATCAGTTAATTTTAATTTTCTTTTTGTATTACCCAATATAGCGTATAAACTAACTGTTATGGTGTAACCAGTACTACCGATATCAAACCCATCCGCATCCTCTCCACCAAAATTAAAATAAAAATTAAAATTTGTGTAATATTTTTCACCCTTAACTAACTCATTTATTTTTTTTATCTGCGAATAAGGTAAATCATGGGTTTTATTAGTGAATAGGTTATCACCAATAAACCCATCCCCCATTATTTTGTTATAGTAGATCGAGTCTGATTCAACTAGGTTAACAGAGCTATTAATAAATTCAAAATCCGTTATATCGGTAGATTTTAAAGGATAAAAATCGAAATTTTCAATTAAAGCGCTAACACCGTTTGCGTTATATGAATCATAATCATACGGTGATTTTAAATGCAACCCATTAATATCTTTAAGGTTATATTGTCTTGCCATCTTAATCTTTAAATGTTGTTATTGTTAACGTTTCTGACGAAAGATCTGGCTCATAAACGATATAATTATTCTCAGCTGTCTGTGACACCCCCAAAAAACCATTTGTGAACTCAATATTATTATCCACGGAACCCCTGTTAGAATTCTGCGTGTAGACTTCGCTAGTTTCGTTAACTTCTGTATTATCATAATATTTAATAGTTGGTATGGTCTGCCCCGTTAAAGTGTTAACATCAAAACCGCTCATTTGCTGGTAATTGGTGTTATCGATTAGTGAAAAATAGGCAACGGTATTCTTGAAACCTCTGTTAACAAAAGCCTCTCTACCTCTATCTGTAAGGTATATCTCAAAAGTATACTTATTTCGTTTAATAAATCCCATTAGAAATCAATTGTTGCTTGTAGTACTAACATATCAGAATTATATTTTCTAGTTACTGGTTCTGAAAATTTACCAGTAGCCACAACAACATTATTACTATCATAAATCGCTATCTCAGTGAACGCGACTTTATCTTGATCAGCATTGAATGTTGGGTTCTGTGACACCGTAAACTGGTTAGGTAAAACATTACAAGTTATTTGTGTTTTATATATGGTCGCTTTTATATCCGTCTCGATATTACCATAGAAAAACACCTCATCACCAAACGTAAGTTTATCTGTTTCAGTAACTAAAGGTAAACTGATATGATCAGATAAAAGATAGATATCAGTCTCACTATTGTCAAGTATATATTGATCAATATTTACTCTTAAAGCTGCTATCGTCTCCTTCGTTAAAACGTTTGTTGATACAACCTGTCCAGCACCAGAGTTATCTAAATAGAATATAGTTATTTCACTACCTTGTGCTGGTGTAAAGTTTAATTCAACACGTCTATCGTCAATAGTTTCATTTGTTACAAATACACCATATGTTGCTGATGAAAGTAACATACCTTTATAGAACAACCACACCGTTGAGTTATTTGGTTGTTTATTTAATTTAAGCGACACCCTATACGGTGCAACTGATGATTTATATATTGGGTCAGCGTTAGTATTAGAGTTAATTGTAGCCAATGATGGTACGGTAATAACCTGTTTAATTGTTTTAGCTGTTACACTAGTACCTATTAAGTAGTAAATCTGTAATAAATCCCCAGAGACGCCATAACCCTGACCAAAAACAATAACACTTCTGTCATTTGGCCCAGAGATACCACTTGACGCTGGGTATAAATAATAATCACCGTCAGATAACGTATCGTTTGAAGCTTCTTTTTGAACTGTACCGTTAAATATAACGATAACCTCACCAACTTGTGTCTCCCCCAACTCAAAAGCATCGAACGTTGACAAGTTTATTGTGGGGTGTGTTGTTAGTAAATCATTTTGGTAATCGTAAATATCCGCGTGTAATTCAAACTCAGTACCATTTATCTTCATAACACCCGTTACACAACCGTTTGTACCCAAATACTCACTAACTTCGACATAAGACCAGTTTGTTGAATCTGGTTTTATAGATGTTTCAGCTTTTTGCCATAAAAGGTATATCTGATTTGTTTTAAAACCAGTCCCAGTTGTATCATTATAATTCTTTAAAAAATTAAACTCACTATAATTTGGGTCTGATGTCTTTTTGTTAAATTCGAATAACACATCCTTAGGTTTATCCGTATCATTGTAAATCATCGTGTAATCCTCACAATGCATACCAGTAACACCATTTGTGTCGGCAAATAAGTATGTCGCAAAAAAGTATTCACCTGGTTGTACAGACCCTATTGTACTAGTGTTACCACAAATACCTGGTTCAGTTAAAGTTAAAATAGGTTTTGGTAACGTCCAGTTTCTATTCGCCTTATATGACAACACTGATAATAACTCAGGGTCCTCAATTACAATAACTTTTTCGTCTATAAAAACTTTACCAACAACATTTTTATCAGTTTCCTGATCAACTAAGTCGTAATAATTTGAAATGCTTTGACCAAGACCTAACTCAGCATTAACCGTCAGTGATTTTAACTCTGTATCAGCAACAAAAGTATAACCAAGTGTTGTTGGTGTACTTGTAAACTGTTGTTTATGCCACATTATATAAGGTATTTTTAATTTAAGTGTTGATCTATAAAAACCCTCACCATAGAAATTTGAAACTGTGTTGTTTGTATAATGTATAATACCTATTTTAGATTTTTGGTTATATTGGTTGTATCTAATTGCGGCGCCGAGGTATGTACTTGATGCGGTGTCGTATTTAGATTTCTCACTTACTGGATCCAAACCAATAACATCCTCAATGTTAATAATATTCATATTCCATACAGGGACATCCAATTCCGATTGTGTGTTATTATTGGAAAAATCCAATAAACCACCCTGCCAATAGGCTAATGGTGTTTGGCTATCGTAATAATCTTTTATAGTATTCTTACCTGGATAAACAAACGCTGTTAAATTACCTGAACCAACAGGTAAATCCCTATCAACAATAACCGTTATTGTTGTACCAGTTGTGATACCAGTTAATGTTTGATTATCACCAGAGTCAGCTGTTGTAACGGATTCAATAGAATACCAAAAATACTGTACTGGTTCTGTTATTTCAACAGATTGTGAATAGGTTGCGCCCGTCACATAATTTTCACTTTCATATTTAAGGAATAAATAATCTCCTGGTTTTAAGTTAACGTAATCAACGTTTTTTGAGCTACCTGTGGTAAATTCAAATGTTAGTGAGTTTGTTGAGCCGATTGTAGTCCCCTGGATATTATATAAACTAGCCAAATCAATAGTCGGATGTACAGTTGTACCTGTATATTCAAAAAAACCTCTTTCAATAGCTGAGGTATAAACCTCATTAGGTATTGCGTTTACAAGTGTGATTGGGTTTAATGTGTTAACACCATCGGAACTAACTGGATAATTTATGGCAAGCGTGTTATCAAACGGTCTCATTACATTAACATTAACCACATCATCGGTTGTATAATCCATCTCAGAATCACCCAAACCAAAATATGTAAAATTTAATGTACCTTCAGCTAAATTTCTCCTACCATTATTCGTCAATTTTACATTAACAAGTGGGTCATTTTTCTTAATTATATAGCTCATTTTTTGTTTTTATATAAATATTGTTATTTTATAATTTTATGTAATCTAAAGGATCGACCGTACCTAATTCTATGAAATTAGCACCCTCAAAGTCTAACTTAACAACCCTATCCTCATAAACATCTTTAAGTTTAATTGTTCTTGTAACCATTTTACTAACTGCTGTCTTGGTTGCTGTAATATATGTGTTATCAATACCGACATCACTTGTGTTATATAAGGTATAACCATCAACATTACCAGTTTTAAATTTCGTTAAGTTTTTATTTGTATCGTAAGTAACATCTATTGTTATAGAATCCCCTTTAACAACAGAGATTGTATCATCGATAGTTTGATTTTTACTTAAGATTTTTGTTATCGTTGCCATGTTAGGGCCAGATATTTTAACGGTCATCTTAGTCGCGCCGAATTGGTTAACAATTAATCTAACATTAGGGTTATAAGTCGAACTGGTTAATACTGGTAACGCGAAATCAGTTTGCTTCCTAGGGTATAATTGTGTTAATGAAGTTAAATCTGCGTCAAACAACACACCAAATATTACTTTAGCGTGATGTCCACATGGGTTTGTTACTGTTAAACCACCTATAAACTCACCTGTTAATGGTAAATTATTATCATCTCTTTCATAGTAATAATCCATTATTATATCCGAACCAGATTTTCTGAAACCAACATTACCATACTCAACAACATCTCTTACGTTAGTATTTTTAGCGTCAAATAACTTATTAACACCAGCTAATAATTTGTTATTTTTAGTTGATCCACTGAAAGAGTTTTCAGCAAAACCTGATTTTAAAATTAAGTTACTATCAAAGAAATATAAACTATTTTTTGTGGTTGTATTTAAAGATTCTACCGTACCCTCATAAATCTTAACCTTAGTTCTATCTTTATGATACGTGAATTTTTTAACTAACATAAAATCTAGTTCTTCCCAACCAGAAATATGTGGGGTTGGTGCTGTAACGATTATGCTACTATAGTCACCCAATGCTCTATATAATGTGTTTCTATGTATCGTGTATTTCCTACTATTATAAGCATATGTTAAATTATAAGGGTAATCAGCATCAAAATCATAGATACTATCATCGTCACTATTTGTACACAACCTCTCAAATAATGGTTTAATATTGCTCGAGATATTTGTGTCTGTTAAGGTTATCCCTGGTATCACTTTATTGGTAACAGCTGTATAGTTATTCTGTGTTAAATTCGTATCCAACGTGTAACCCGTGTATAAACCACCAGTTGTACCAGAGTATTGTAAATTACCAGTTGCCCCTGTCATAACATAATAGGCGATCATATCAACACCATCTAATTGCCCAGCTGTTTCAGTTGTTGGTAAATAATTTGGTGCCATATCTGCAATTACCACATTAGTAAATCCAGTTAATTGTACATAATATCTATTACCAGTTGAGTCAGTTTGTGTTGGTATTAGATTTTTAAACCTATAGGTTGTTGGTGCGTATGAAAACGGTTCCCCTGATGAGGTAATCGGTATAGAACCACCAACATCGTTTTTATTGTAAAATAAATTACTATCAGTTGCACCCGTTAATCTTAATTCATGCCAAAGTGAACCAGTTGTTGGGGCGCCTGTACCTGTGTTAGTTTTTTTAAGCCAATAACTAAATGATGTGGGGTCCGCTGATGATTCATAATAAACAAATGAACCAGCTGGGTAAGTGTTACTTGAGTCGTATGTTACTGATTTATTATAAACGTACTCATAATATGTGAAAGCCGACCCAGATCCTGGTACTTTAATAATATCACCTAAATTAAGTTTTTCTGTTGGTAACCCACTTAATATTACTGGCTCAACATATTTATAAGGCCTAATATTTGTTTTTACAGCCGAATACCTGTCAAATTTGTTGTAACCCAACGGTGTAAAAGATTTTAGGTCATATTTTTCTATTGGAATAAATGACGCTCTGGCACCATTTGGGCGGTATATAGGGTGTATATCCATTGAATATGTGACACCCGTTTGTTTTCTTAAGTGGTTTGGTGTGATATCTTCAATACAAACATAAAGTCTTTCAACTGTTTTTGTTTCAATTGTTGTACCCGTTGCGGTTTCAACAACAACATCATAATCTGTTAATTTAACTTTAACTATATCGTTAATATGATAATTGTTAATGTTAGCGCTAAAATATGGAACAACCGCTAAAATGTCTTGGTATAGTTGTGTGTTATAAACAGCGTTTTCTTTTTTCCAATAACCAGTTGCGGTTTTATATCTAGTTTTGGCGATAATACTATCGTCAATATTAGCACCGTAATCGATTAAATCATAATCAGTAAAACCATCATCATAACCAATGAAATCGATTGAAGTACCTAAACTAGTATTAACAGCCTCATTTTTTACATATCTCAAGAAAGGAAAGTCTAATTTACTTAGTTTTTTAACTTTAGGTTTTGGGGTTTTACCGATTATTATGTTTTTTGTTAAACCAATATCCTCAACCTCTTGGGGTGTATTCCCAATGTAATTATTTGTTGAAGTTATTGTGTAAGACTTTTTAATTCCAGTTTGTGATTGGTCAGGCGGTAATAATGACGCCGCGTCTTTGGATCTAACTGTAACCTCAAAACTAAGTTTGTCATTATTAAAACCCTTTTCATAAACAGAAACATTACCAATGACACTACTTGATTTGAATTTTTCGTAGAATTTACCGAAAATTAACCCAAAATTATTTGCCTCATCATATGATTGTGTTATTACTGGTTTAGGTCTAAATTTATAGGTGTCTAACACGTTGTCTGTTTTAAACATGTTATGATCAACCTGGAAATTATTATTAACACCAACTGGTTCAATTGATATTACATCATCAAAATAGTGACCATCAGCGACTGACCTACCCCCGTTAAAATAAACCCTGAATCTTGGGTCGTCTATATCAGAATAATTTGTTGGTTCTATGTAATCGTAATCTAATTCTTGGTATCTTTTTAAAGTACAACCATATACCTCTGGATTAACCACTAAATAAAGTCTCGTATCGACAGGGAATATACCTTGGTAGCTTATACTACTAATTCTATCTTGCGCGCTATCTGAACCATTTAAAGTAAAGCTCTCGTCATGATAAACTTTACCAAATTGGTCCACTAATTTAATGATTACTATCTGGTCGATTGATAATTCAGTTTCGAAATATAAATCAGCTTCAAATTTTAAAAACGCATTTTGTTTTACTAGATAATAACCGTCAGATAAACCAATGTTTGGATTATTTACATTAAAGTTTTCATTTAATGATTTAATGTCGATATAGTTATCTTTATCCGCTTCTAATTCTAACTCTTCGATTAATGTGTTGACAACCACCTCATCACTTTGTGGTGAATAGAATGGCCCTATTTTAGTCTCATCCAATGAGTAGAACCCATCAAAAGTTACTGTGGATGATTCGCTAATATAGAGTTCATCGTTTAATACGTTATTTACAACTTTGTATGTCTCAGTAGGTGTTGCACCACTGAAAACCTGATATAAGTATAGATTCTTACTTAAATTAATAGATACGATATCACTAAAAGGATTTACTCTTAACCTTTTAATATATGCCGAATCAATGTGCATATACGGATCAGTTTTAGTTCTGTCTGTATACGATTGATATAAACCTGGTACAATTGTGGTTGTTGTTGTACCAGTTGGCGTACCCGCTACAGTATAACCTGTTACGGTTGCTCCAGTTACTAGATAATTAACTGATGATTTTGTCACAACATCACCAGAATAATAAACATCACCATTTGTCCAAGTCGTTGGTTTTCTATAAGGGACAATCCAATCACCAGAAGCACCATATACAGCATCGTCTGGTTCGGTAGTTGCTGTGTTTTTAGAATAACCGTAGTATTTTGATTGTTCAATTGTTAAGTATTGGTTTGTCTCATCGTAGTAATCTGTGATACCAGATGTGGCCATGTTGATTGTTAACCCACTATAGTTATAATAACAAGTGTGGGGTTTTGGTACTGGGCAAATAAAATCAACGTTAGCCGCTAAATAAGCGTGGCCAAGAGACACACCTTCAAGATAATGAGTCTTCTCAGAATCAATTAATATACCCGCTGGTGTATCTTTAAACGTTATCGAACTAGCGTCTGTTGTTAGTGGTATTAACTCATAAACATCGAACGCGTTTGGTCTATTATTATAAAGTCCAGCGGTAAAATCTGTGATTATTACGTTATTGTTTGAATTGAATAAATTCAAAATTGTTAATGTGTCTGTTGTAAATGTTAAAATCTCAGAGTATGTTGTGGTACCTGTTGAAGCTCCAATACTACCTAATAAAATACCTGAAGTTGTTCCATCATAAATCTCTAAATCATCGTCACCATTTACAGTAAATTCGACTAGGTATTTACCAGGACCGTTTGGTAATGATACGGCTACAGTAGTATTAGCACCATATATTAAACCTAAGTTGTTGGGTGATACATATGGTGTTGGATCGGTACTGATTACATACGTGCTACCAAACCCATACATTTGGTTTGTGTTTAATCTGTAGAGGTTATTTTCATAAACAACAAATACACCTTTTCTATCACCAGATCCAGTGTTTACGTTACCGCCGTAAATCGAATCATCACCATAATTTTCATTTTCATCCCATCTATAAATCTCAACGCTATCACAAGCATCCTCAATACTATAATAGAAACCGAAATATTCATTAATGGTTGGGTCATAACCTTTATAGTTCTTACCTTTGTTACCAACAAGCGTAAAGCTAGATGATTCACCCATAAAAGGATCCTTTTTGAAACCTCTTGTGTCAACAGGGTTGGTTGTACCTTGATTAACTGGTCTTTTCGCTTTATCCTGGAATTCCGATCCATCGGTACCCAACCAATTAACATTGTTATTTAAACCGTGTTTATAAACAAATTTATTGTCTAAAAATTTACTGTTTTGTATTTTCTTACCCGCGTTTAATATTGTTGTTGCTGGTGTAAACTGTTGTACCAACTTCACCCAAGAAGAATCGAATTTATTTAAGAATTCCAAACTTTTAGTGTTAGTCACTGGGTTACCAGTTAAAGCTAAATAATCATAATATATTTTACTTAAACTAGGGTATGTTTTAATCGTTTTTCTATTATCTGGTTTAATGTAGTTGTCCATTGACTGCTGTAAAAACTGGTTGAATGTTAAATCACCAGCATTTATTTCAGGTACAATTCTAAAACTTAGATCAGAATTTAATTCAACCGAATTTCTATTTAAATAACGGTATAATGTAAAATCAAAAATCTTATCAGATGAGATATAAACCTCTAATTCTTTAGAGTTTACAACCAATCTAGAATCATCTTCATAATATTCGGTATAACCGATACTATCTTCTGACAATCTAAGTACTTGGGATTCCGAATAAACCCAAGATTTTACGTTATCAACAAATCGGTCCATGTTAAATATTGGTGTGCCGCTTTGTACTTCATAAGCTTTTATATATGAGGTACCAAAATCGTATGGCCCGAAATTTCTACCATCATTTGCAATACTAAAACCAGCTTCCTGGTATTTAACTCTAGACGGTACTGTTGGGTAGCCATCTTTATCAAAAGGGACTAAAGTCAATAATACGTTATCACTATAGTTTGATCCGTATAACTCGTAAGATTTTTGTGTATAGTCAACTTTGTTTCTCGCTATGTAAACATATTCGTTAACCTCAAATATTGAATCTGGTAAACCAACCAAATTCAAAATAAACTCAATTGATTTTCTAGTACCCTTTGATTTCCAAAGGTGGTATGAATTTATGAAGATTCTTCTCCATAACTCAATGTCAATATCAACTGGTTTAAGACCTGGTTCAATTCTCAAATCTTTAATATCAAATAATGATTCAATTAAGGTGTTCTCATCTTCAACATTGTATGTTTCAAAACCGAGCATATTACCATAATTCTTAACTAATAAATCTGGTATGTTTTCAATTTTATCATAACTAAGATTTGTCATAAATGTGATACCATCAACATATTTCTTAACGGTATCAAAATTTTTACCGATTAAACCAAACATTAGGTTTATTCTCCTATCTTCGGTATCAAATTCTTTTAAAGAATCCGTTGTTAAAAATCTTGAGATTAAATTAGTTTTTGTAGCATCAAAATCATCTGAAATACCATTTAACTTCGTTAGGTATTTATCAAATTCATCACTAAATAAATCAATATTAACTTCATCATATTGTGGGAAAACAAGGGTTTCGTTCATATTTAATTCAACCCCTTGGTCTGTAAATTTCTTATATCTAATTACGCTAATATATTTCTTTTTATCGTAATTATAATTCAGTAAAAACTGGCCCATGTCAGACAAATTAGTCTGAAAATCATCGTACTTCTGCATTTTAGGTTTTACCCAAAATGTTTTGTTAACTGTTTGGTTTATATTAACGTCATTACCAAATGGGTTACCCTCAACCGTCAAATATATACCATTTTCATTATCATTATATGAGCTAGGTAGTGTCGCGTTTAATATCTTATATTCAACCTGATTATAGTAAACAACATAATCGGTATAAGTCTTCGAAAAGTTTCTCAAAGGTGTTATATTAACATCATCTGTTACGGTTGTACCAGTTGCTGTATATTCAATCCCAAATGGGTTACTAATATTACCCAAGTTGATTTTAAATTGCGCCGTATCTTTGCTACTCGAATAGTTGTAATCCGAAACAGTTGGGGACGCTAAACCTAATACGTTTAATCTTAAACCAGCTGGGAATTTTTGTGTAATCTCAATAATAGTGTTTTTTATCGTCTCCTTCATTGGGGCGTATAAAACATAGTTCTGTAATTTCTTTTTATCAAAAAGAACTCTAACCGTTATATTATCTTCGATTTTTTTATTAACCTGTTCAACAGCTGTTTGGGTGTTGTTTTTAGCTGGGTTTAAATTGTTAATGCTTTCGGCAGTATAAGCTTTATCACCACCAGATAAACCAACAACTTTACCAGGCGCGCTTTTTCTTGTAACTGATGTTGATAGGGAAAAATTACCTAGCGTAAAGAAGGGGTCGCCAGCTATTTCATCTTTAGCGTTAGCAAATTGTAAACCAACCGCTTTATCACCAATATTACCAAATCCAGAAATCTGGTTTTGGCTTCCCTGGGATTTATAATACCTAAGCGCCTGTTCATATGCTAAAAAGGATGAACACGGTACGTATTTATTCTCACCGTTAATGTTATATGTTCTATAACCAGCACAGCCAAGATCAACAGCAGCCGCCATCGCAGCTTCAACTGTATCATACAAGTGTGCTATTAAAGGTGTATTTGTATAACTAAGATTAGCCATTTCCTACTATGTTGTTTAACGTCTTTGTTGAGTCTATATTATTTCTTCTTCTTCTCACCTCAAATAATTTTTTATCCGTGGCGTCTTTAATTTCGTATAAATCGTATTGCGCATATATATTGCCATCAAAATCATACAATGTGTAGATACCATCTTCCATTGATTTTGTTTGGTCCGAGTACAATGCAATTGCTAAGCTTTCCGCATCATAATTAACTAATTCAACCTCAAGTATTTGCGGTGTGAAACTAGTATTTGTTAAAATAATATTTTGACCTTTAAAGCCGATAAACGGTGTTGCTGTTGGTTTGAAACTAGGGGCCGCGTTAGGTGTTACGGTACAGAATAATAAGCTACCCACATTATTGTAAGTATATTTTATTGTTTTAACTGAGCTATTAGGTGTATCGACCTGAACTGGTTCAACAATAAATGATGATGTGATCACCCTATATAAGTTTTGGACTTTACTACCATTGTCATTTAGATATTCAACTCTATAACCATCTAAACCGTTATTACTGAATTTACTTTTAAAACCATTGGGGGCTGAATCAATATTCAAAACAAGACCTTTAATATCAGGGAAAGTAGCTAACTCAGCACAATCCTCAACCTGAACCCTTATTTGGGCGGGTCTAATGTAAACCGTGTAAAAACCTCTCGTGTTAAAAACACTCTTAGGTAATTCAAGGTTATACATACCCCCTAAAACCTCTAATGGGTTTGTTGGGTCAAATACTGGTTTTATTACATCAGTACCGTTTAATTTTGTAACTTTTTGTGCTTCAGTTGAATTTCTATTCTTACTGTATAAAACAATAACCTCTATATCTGAAGGGTCTACATCAGCTGGTCTTTTAACACCATATACACCTATTCCCATATTTATTGATCTTTAAAATTGTATCCTCTTGTGTTTATTTTGTAATATCCAAAACCTGTTTTTGTTAATTCATTTAAGTCTTTAACATTTTTTAGTTTTCTCATTGGTTCAAAGGCATTATTTATGCCCCTGTCTATAAATACTTCTGATAAAACTTTTGGTTCGTCAATTGTGTCTGAATAATAATTTAATGTTGGTGTTACCTTCTCATCAAGATTATTTCTCATGAATTTAAATATAGTTGTTTTGTCAGAATTATCAACATAAAAAACAGGGTTTGGTGTGTCTAAATATAAGACATACTCAACGCGTTCTTCGGATTCGGATATAATCATCCCAACTATGTTTGTACCACTTACCTCGATTCTTTTACCAACCCTAATATTTTTAGGGGCTGGAACCTTTCTATCACTTAAGTCGGCGAAACCTTTTGTCGCTTCTTTACCATATAACTTCAACGCCTGTTCCCTGGTAAAACTTAAATCAAGTAAAGAAAATTTACTATCCGTTTTACCAACAATAAAATATTTTTCCGATGAATCCAGAAAATGTTCTTTAACTTCGCTAAAAGTTGAGATATTTTTGTCGTTCGTGACGTATTTTGCGGCTGGTTTAACCATCTCGTTAAACGGATAAATTTCGGATAACGTGTTCTCGATAGCCTCAATTTTAGGGTCATCATAATACGGTGTTATCAATGATCCGTTGGGGTCTATTAAAGACTCAACATAAAGATTAACCAAGTAATCCGTATCATCTTGCATTAAAATGGTTGTCATTATTTTAAATTAATTTTAAGTGGTATGGTTATTTTTGTCATATTACTTGTCCCAACATCTTCTTTGTATAGATTAACTTCAATATTACCAGTTATATCCAACTCTTTAATTGTACCAAAATGATACAACGCCCCAGCCCCAATAACCAAATCAATTGTTACGATCACCTCTTCGTTAGTATTAATCTTTGGATCCAAAGCCTCGATTATTAGTATTATACCATCTTTTTTATCCGTTGGCTTCGTTTTTAATAAACTATCTATGTCAGATGGGGTGTAGTTATTAACCTGTGACCTATCAGAGCTTAAATAAACCTTATTTGCGATCATATTGGCGAAATTTATCTGATGGGTTGGGTTATTGATTAATTGTGTGTAAGCATATGATGTTGTTGTGGTGTTGATACTGGAATAATCGTTTGACTCCTCTTCAGCGTTATCGGTTTTATAATCAGACCAAGCTGTTTCAAATGTTGTATAATAATCATCGTATGTTTTAACAATACTTTTTTTCGGTATGACGCAATATTCTGTTGAAAGGCTTAAACCGTAGTCTGTTTGAATGTCATGTTCTAGTGAACCATAACTCGATAAATCAATTGTTGGTTCATTTGATTTAAAAATCAAATCTTTTATAACAAAAGAATCGATAATATAGTTACTAATGTCTTGTTTATTTTCAATCCTAAAAGAACCTATTGTTCTTTTGAATGAATCTATATTAACATTAACACATTTATTTATTTTAGTTTTTAATAAACCGATTGGTTTAATATTTAAACTGGTAGATTTAAACATTAAATAACCTTCTAATGAACCTTCAAAATTGTAATGATTTATTTCACCAATTGGTATGTAATCGCCAGTATACAAAGTTTCAGTGTAGTCTAGTGTTTTTTTATATTCAACATAATCTGGATCATTAATTAAAGCGTTGGATAGTGTTTCATATTTAGTATCGGTTAATGTTAATTCCCTTTTTATATTATTTGTTGATAATAAAAGGTCACCATATTGTCTTGGATCTGTTGGTTTTTGTAAATCGCTTGGTTGATCGTTTAAAACAGGGAAACTAGCCCAATAATCATCGTAGGCGAATTCATATAAATCAATATGATCTGTTTCCAAATCATATTCACCCGTTCTATCGTTATAGTCAAATACCGTATACTTTTTTGTCTGGTAATCTAACTCATATCTTAAGTATAATTTTTTCTGGTCAAAAGTTTCAACATCTTGTAACCATTTCTTTTTTATATTATTTTTTGTTGATGGTATAAACTGTATTTTTTTACCGTTTAAAGCATCCCAAAAATAAAATTTAACATAAAAATCGGATTTAAGGTAATTCTTAAGAAAGAAAAAAGAGTAACCATCGACACCTTCTGTTAATTCAAAAACAGGTCTTTTTTGTTGCACCCCAGAGATTGATCTCTCGTTAAACAGATAACGGTCGGAGACATAAATTGGTATTGTTGTTATTCTTCTTTGTGTTTCAACGTTATTATCATCATAAATCTCTAATAACAAAAACGAACCATATGTGTATGTTTTATTATTAAAACCATATTTTAAATTACTCCACTGATCAGATTTATCCCAAAAAGGGAATGTAAATGTGTTGTAAAAATGTGGGCGACCAGATTTTGCTGGGTATTTCTTTCGTAGTTCGGCCATAGGGTCAATAACAACACAAGGTTTTTCCTCATTAATTTGTATCGGTGACAACTCAACCTCATTATCAAATTTTACCGCTCTCAAACCATCTGAACCCCTGACCTCAAACAACTCGTTTTTAACTGAGGTGTTGTGTGTCGCGACTAAATTTTTATGGTACGTGTCAAAAGTTTCTTCAATGTGCTTAGATATCTCAGGAATATCATCTTCCTCAATGTATCTTAGAAAAAATAAATCAACTTCAATTCTATCATAATTAGGTTTAAATTCAGCACTCTCCAGATTAACAATCTCATTTATGTTTGCCAACGATTCAGTGTTAAGGAGTTTACTAAAAACAAACTCCCTATCTGATGGACTATCTTCAGAACCAATTAATAAATTAGTTGATAAACTAACATCTTTTTTAAATATTTTTTTTAACATTTTTCGTCAGTATAAGTTTTAAACGGATCTTCTAATTTATTGTCATTATTATCACCAAATAAATCATTAACAATATCTCTAGTGTAATCGTCAACAGAATTAAGTGAATCTATATTAGATATATCATTAACGTTTAATTTATATCTTTTTGTTTTGTTTTTTTCGGTTAAAACGTTAAATAAAAACCTATCATAGACATATCTAGCACCATTTAAAAATGGGTAATCTAATACAACACCATTATCATCCGAAACACCTAGATCTAAAATATCTCTCCAGATATATTTGTCAGTTTTTCTACTATAAACAGCGTATTTTGGTATAAAAGAATTTGAAACCGAATCTTCGACATATGTTGATTTTAATTTTAAATCAATCTTTCTAAAAGGAACGTATTTGAACAATACGAAATTGTGTATGAAATTATGGTGAACAGATGAAATTAATTCTTCTGTTAAGTTTTCAGCTGAATATTCGTAAATACCGATGTCAAAAATATTTTTAACATCTGGTTTATCGGATACTGTTGATTCGGAAACGTTTGCTATTCTATTAATACCTTCACCAGGGTTGGTGTAATCAATTAAAGGTTCGAAGTTAGATTCAACCGTACTGAATATTTTTTCAGATGTCGCGCCATTCTTAATAACACCCAAGTAACATTCAGTTATGGGTTCATCCTTATTATCTAATAACCCAGTGATATCAAACTCTTCTTCAAAATAAAAATTATATAGTGGTTCCTCATATAGATTTAACGAAAAACCACATTGATCAAATGTTGTTAGGACTTGTACAACTTCCGCTTGTTTAACGTAATATTCCAAAACTTCATTGTCAACAACCTTTGATATTGAAAAATTTGCACTGAATAGTCGATATGGTGTAGGCCTCTCAGCTTTTAATATGTTGATTAACTCGCTATCATCATTTGTTGTCTGAACACCTCTAATAACACCTGTAAATTGGTTAGGGGTTTGTTCTGGGGCGGCAAACAGTGTAGCGGGTGATGGGGTAAATGTGTTTAAGTTAAAATCGTTTACCTTTTCTTGGTGTAAATTTTTAGCGGATATCTTAAAATCTATTGAAATATTTTTACCGTCAACGTTTGTAATAAAATATAAACCATCTTTTATCCTACTATCTTTTGATCTAATATAAACTTGGTCCCCAGCATTAAAATTATGCCCGTAATTCATTAAAAAGCTGGCGTTTTGTTGCCCAGTTTTTAATGTTGGTTGGATTAATGACGCTGGTAAACCCTTACTTAGGTCAAGTTTATAGCTTAAATCTTTTTTATTCTCATCGGTATAAGTTATAACATACTCTTTTTTACCTTTTTGGTTAACATGTTTAATCGGTTTACATAAAACAATAGACCAGTTATCTGGTGTAAATTCAATAACTTTTTTATCGATGTTTAATTTGGTATTTCTATAGTAAGCTTTTTTAATTATAATAGGTGAGATCGTTCCGTAAACTTTATATTTTTCGTTTTCATTTTTTTCTTTAACGAATTGGTCGTCCTGAGATATATTTGTAAATAAATTATACTCATCCCTGATCTTACCTGGTTGTTCTAATATTAACCTAGTTTTTAAAGTCTCGTTTTTTGAACCAGAAAACTTTTTAGAGCCCAATACTTCTACAATATCACTCATTGTCTACAAAATAATTTTTTTCTATTGATTTTAAAGCGTTTGCACTATCCCAAAGACCGAAGTAATAGTAATTAGCTTTATATTTATTTGATATTTCCGCGTTAAACTCTGACGGTGGTATACTACCTGTATAGAAACCGTAAGACGTGTAAACCTTATTATCGATTAACCCATCAAGATCGTTTGTTATATCATAAATTGAAAATTCCATCACAGGGAATTTATTCTGGTCGTTAGTTGATGATATAAATGGTCCTAACGTGTAAATGTCACTATAGGCCTGTGTGTATCTTCTGTGAGTTCCACCAGAACTAACTGTTGCGTTGGGTTTTTTGGCTAATTCAATAGCGAATAGGCTAAGGTTTAACCCGCTTACCGAATTATCACCAAAGTCATATGAAGGTGCATCCCCATAATAGTTCTCACCCGTTGTACCGTTAATAAAATCATCACCCCTAAATATATCGGTATAAACACTGCCAGAGTTTTTACCGTCTAAACCAACACCAATCCCTAAATGATACTCCAATTCCTTAACATCCTCATTGTAAGATAAATCTTTAGGTATTCTTATTATATTAAGAATGTTTGTGGGGAAAATCATTTGTGGGTTGTAGTCTTTGTCATTTAAACGATTCCAGTCAAACACATTAATATCAACATCAAACTCATATTTAGGGATAATCGCCGAGCCAATAACCTCAACATTTGTTAACTGTGGTACGTTTCTCTTATCCACTGGGAAATTCCACGGTATATCCTTAAAATCGTTAGTTTGTGGTAAATAATTAATATAATCGCCAGATATCGAAACATTCGTATCCTTATGTTTATTATATTTTGTTTTTATGGTGTAAAACTTTCTTTTTCTGTTGATTATGTCATACTCAAATAAGCCAGTTGTTGTCCCTTCCCAACCACCTGTAAATGGGTCGCCGTTTACCGAAGAAGGTACCCTAATACCTGGTGTTGGTGATAGCCTATAGTAACCCCATGGGTATCTAGTTTGCCAAGCTTCGGCAATGTCATACATCTCAAAAGCATAATAACCCTTAGTTGGTATGCCATTCTCAGTATCATCCGTTGGAACCAAATCACCGAATTGGTTTAGCTTATAGTACTCCATATACATCGGTAATGATACCCTAAAAACACCAGTATGTTTTTCAGCTTTAAACGCGCCTATCCTGACCCTACTACCTGGGGTTAGTTTATCGTCTAATCTATATACAACAACCATCAATTCTTGTAATGGCCAAATGTCACCAGTGTCTCTACCTTTATCCGAATCAAAACCTCTTAATTCTAGTGGTATCTCCGTTTGATTTTCATCCAACGGTTTGTTAATCCCGTAGTTTTTTTTGACTTCAAAGGCCCCAGTTACCGAAGATAACCAACCAAAAAATATAGCTGTCGGTGTGTATTTATAGTTTATCTTAAAATCACACCTTGTTATACCAACATCATGCTCTTCATCATCACCCCAAAAAGAAGCTACGTTAACCTGCTTAATCTCGTTAAAGATATTAGGCATTTGGTTAATGTTTGTTTTAACTTCTACATCGAAAGAATCATTTCCTTTATATATAAAATTAGGTACTTTATTAGGATCGTTATTGTCTTTTGCACTTGTCGCATCTCTCAGATCCTTTATGTTACCGTATTGAGTTGTTGTTTCAACCAAATCATTCGCCGTGATCTCAAAACTCTTGGTATCAAACAAATCAAAATCCATCATAATATTGTGTGAACCAACAGGTACGCCAAATATCATATAGTCACCAGAATCATTTGTGATTGTGGTATACTTATAATATTTTTCCATTATCTCCAAATATTGGGGGTAATGGGTTAAATCGTTTATTGTTGGTAGGTTACCAATAGCCCTATGACTAGGGTTTTGGTTTCTTACTCTTGGTAATAAGTTATATCTAACACCATTAGGGAACTGGTCATTAACCGTTTCAAACGGATATAACTCCATAATTTCAGGTCGTTCTTTATCCACTGGGTCAACTGGGACAAATATGGATACCTTCGCATTTTGCAAACCATACCCGTTAGTGGTCTGTACTCTACCAACTATTACACCAAAATCCGATGAAGTCTTTCTGTAGACGTCTGAACTCGATATCTTTAAACTTAAAATCTCTAAATTATCGAAGTCGTCCTCTAGATTTACTAATATCCTTTCATCAGGTGTATCTTGATTTAAAACTATTTTAATGTTTTTCTCCATCCTTAACTAATCCCTGTTGCTATTACTGGTATAACTTTAATATCAACATCTGGCTTTTTAATATTAAGCATCTGATAGTCATCAACAATGATATAATTGTTTGTTATATCGATCTCACCTGTTGCGGTATCAATTATTGTTTGTTTTGTTGTGTTACTGGAATAACCAACACCTGTTTTATTGAACGCTTTTATGTAGTTAACATTTAAAACGCCATCAACCTGGGTGATTTTTTTAACCATCTCACCAACACTATAACTCTTACCCAAATTAGATTTATCTGTTGTAAACTCGTTTTTAACGATACTAGTTATCCTAGAAGACGCCTGTACTTGTTGACCAGGTTCAACAAACACACCCACCTCAAAACCTAAATCAACTACCTCAGCTGGTTTAACAATAACATAATCATTGATCATTCTATATTTTGATAAGTAAGCTGCAATATTTTCCATCAACAAAGATGAGACAACATTAGATATAGCTCCATTAGCGTCATATGTTAATACACCTATTTCAATTTTATTTTGTCTTTGTGTGATACTCGTTTTAGCAGGGGAACCAAAAACACTAGGCATTGACATTATCAACGCTTTGTAATCATTTAAGGTTACCGCCCTGTTTTGTGCTGAGAAGTTGTACGCAATATAATTTCTCAATTCCTCTATTGTTGGTTCATCGGACCCGCCAACTGCTGGTGTTGTATTGTTAACACTTATTGATGCCTGTACCGTGGAATTGATGTTTTGATCTGGTCCGTTAATAACAACGCTAAGTCTTGTTATATCGGTAATTGTACCAACACCAGTGTTAGATTCAACACCGCCACCAATTCTATATTTAACGAACATTGTTGTGTTAGTTATTGGCGCTAAACCTAAACTACCATTTCTTAAAAAACTCTTGAGGTTGAAGTTACCGCCATCCATAAAATCATCTAATATATCAAAAGAAGAATCTGTTTGGGCACCAAAAGTTATTTGACAAAAACCGTTAGGTGTGAACTCGGTGATATATCTTCTATCAACTTTTTGGTAAACACCTTTTGCGATACCATTTACTCTTGGTGAGTTAGGGTCTTCGATAAAGACGTTATCTTCAGCCAAAGACGGTACTTGATACCATTTATTGGGGCTAGCTACAAATTCACCTTCTGTTGGTGTTGCTGTATAATTAGTACCCGCTTTATGTATTATCGATTCAACGGATAAAACATTGTCTTCAGGTAAAACTATTTTATAAAAAGGTTGTGTTGTTGCAAATGCTTGTGTGAAAACTTTACTTGTGCCCGCTATAACAATACCTGTTTTGGTTATACTATAACCGCTTAATTTGTTATTCACAAAAATTGGTCTTTTTGTTCTATCAACGTTTCCAGAACTATTTGTAGCTGAAGCAAAATCAATATCATATAACACCTCATAAGCACTAGCGCCGTTACTGACTTGTGTCCCAGCTTTGATTAAGGGTAAATATCTTCTATCCTCTTGGTCACCATATACTGGTACCTGGGCTGTAAATTCAACAACTGCAACAGCGGCTGATTTGGTTGGTAGTTTTAAACCATAAGTTTTTGCTATATTAAATAACGATTGTCTTTCCTGCGCATAATCCAAAACAGTTTCTTGTAACGCGCGGTCAATCTGATAGTTTAGGTTATCAGCGATCGCGGCATTCAAATCCAAAAACACGGATAGTATTGACGCGTCATTAAAGTTTTGTACAACCTCAGGGTAGTACTGTTTAATGTAATTTATTTGTTCTGTTTTTAATGAAGCAAAATCTCTTTTACTATAATTTATCTGTCTAGCCATTTTTTATATTGTTATAGATAGTTTATCGCTTGTTTGGAACGTTTTAGTTGTTATTGTGTAATCAAGGTTGATTCTTATTTGATGCTCCCTTTCAGTGTCGTTTTTATACTGTCCCTCGTCACCAACTCTGGTAATAATAACATCATTTAATTTAAGGTTAGGTATGTATTTTTCCACAGCATCCTGGATTTCTGTCTCAATTTTACCTAAAGTGATATCATCCAAAGGTTCAAACACATATTGATAAAGATTGGTGCCGAAATCTGGTAAAAAATACCTAGAACCCTTTCTTGTTAATAATAAGTGAATTAGCATGGCCTTAACCTCTGACTCAGGTACTGTTGTTAAACCAACATAATCCCCAACATTCGAATTTACGAATGGGAAATCTATACCAAATGTTTGTTTTTTTATTGCCATAAATCTTTTATAAATAAATATCGGTATATTTTATTTTTTGTAAATAAAA